GTTTAAATTATAGTACCACCTATGTTAAACAGACCCGGGCCCAAAGAGATCAACTAGTACAGCATTGCAGGCAAGTACTAACAGAAATTGCTGATGCCATAGAAGGCGATGAACTACTACAAGCATGGGTCCAAGAACCTTTAACTGGATTCCCTAGAAAGAATCTCCCTAACCGCTCACTAAGTGATATTATAGCAGACATGATCACTGAATCGCAAGGAAAACGAAGCAATGGCATGCCCAAAGATTTTGCATTGGCACCCATTGAACGATGGAATAAACTATTTGGTGATACTGATTATGCTGTAGTATTGGAACGCCACATAGAAGAAGAATACGCATGATAAAACATTTTGACCCTTATGACAAACTGATAGAACTAGAAATAAGACTGGGCCTGCTGGAGAACTATACCAAGGAACTGCAAGTGGCACAGATACAAACAACCAACTTGTTGAAAGAACAAAATAGAATCATCAAGCAGTTGCAAATAAATGAATCAGCCATGGACCAAGCACTAGGTGAGATAGCATTAAAAATATCTAGATAAACCCCATAAAAAACTAACCTGGCTAAATATCATATGACAACAAACATCATAGATGCTGGCACAATGCTATTGCATCCACCCGAAAATACACAGCCTTGTGATCATACAAGCCCTGAGTGCTCATGTGAAATACCAGCAGAAGAACCTATACAAGAGTTTGGAGCCAAGTGGGAATACAAGGCCAGACAACAGCCCAAGTGGGGAACCGTTACACGCGATGGACTAGTTGTGGGACGCGGTGCTACTAAGAAGGTAGTACCACCCGATGAAGTTTGGAAATTAGCCGCTATGGGCTGTACCTTAGAAGAGATGGCTGACTGGTTCCAAGTAAAGCCTGATACCCTTAAATACAATTTTGCGGATTATATAGCAAAAGGCCGTGCTGAACTAAAGCGTAGACTCCGTGCGGCACAACTGAAAGTTGCCATGGGCGGCAATGCTACTATGCTGATTTGGCTAGGCAAAAATATCTTAGGCCAAAGTGATACGCCCCAAGATACAGCCGCAAATCAACCCCTACCATGGAATGACGGAGACTTATAATGCCAGTAAAATCCAGTGTGAATGAAAGAGTGGCTGTACTAGAAACAAAACTAGATGACATTAAAGAAGATGTCACAACTATGCGTAAGGAAAACAGACTGGATCACGATCGCGTGATGGACAAGTTAGAAGCATTAGAAGGTTATCGCAACTGGTTGATGGGTGCAGTGGCCATTATTAGCCCAGCCTTAATCATAGCCGCTAATCACTATTTTAAATAATGTTCAAGATAACTGTAGAGTCTTTGACATTTATTCTTCTAGGCTTTTTAGTAGGCATAGGCATATGGTTGGGCCAAGCGTTTTGTAATACAGTGTTTAACTAATGGCCCTAAGTACTGCACAGGAAACAATAGCTGAAGACCCGCACAGATTTAAAGTAGTAGTGGCTGGTCGTCGCTTTGGCAAGACGCACTTGGCCATCCGGGAACTATGTTATTACGCTAGACTACCAGAGCAGGAAGTGTGGTATGTGGCTCCTACTTACAAACAAGCCAAGATGATTGTGTGGCGTAAGTTAAAGAACAAACTACAAGACTTGAAATGGGTTAAGAAGGCTAACGAATCAGAGTTGACCATACTGTTAAAGAATGGATCAACCATAGCACTTAAGGGAGCAGACAACGAAGATAGCCTTCGTGGTGTAGGCTTGGATTATTTAATAATGGATGAGTTTGCTGACATAGATCCAGAAGCATTCTTTGAAGTACTGCGTCCCACTTTAGCCGACAGAGAAGGTAAGGCCATGTTTATTGGTACACCCAAGGGCATTGCTAACTGGGCCTATGACCTTTACCAAATGGAGCATGACTATCCTGATGCATGGAAGTCATTCCAATACACAACGATAGATGGTGGTAATGTTACTGCCAGTGAGATAGAAGCAGCCAAGCGAGACCTAGATGAAAGGCAGTTTAGGCAAGAGTTCTTGGCAACCTTTGAGACATATACAGGGCGTATCTATTACGCTTTCGACCGAGTACAGAATGTAAAACCCGCACCAGAAGTCACAAGCCATATAGGCGACATAGGTGCAATTTATGTAGGCATGGACTTTAACATAGATCCAATGAGTGCCGTAGTTGCTGTACGCCATGGAGATAACTTGTATGTCGTCGATGAAATCCGTATGTTTAGTTCTAATACCCAAGAGGCTGTGGAAGAAATCCGTAGCAGATTTCCAAAAAGCAAGATCTGGGTGTACCCCGACCCTGCCGCAAGACAACGCAAAACCTCAGCGGGTGGTGCCACGGATATTACAATCTTACAAAACGCAGGATTTGTAGTTAAGGCTCCCAACAGCCATACACCAGTGCGTGACCGTATCAATGCTGTGAACTCAAGACTATGTGATGCCACTGGGCAAAGGCGGCTATATATCTCAAATAAGTGTAAATATACATTAGAAGGCTTAGAACGCCACACATACAAAGAAGGCTCTACCCAGCCTGACAAAGACAGCGGGTATGACCACATGATGGACGCACTGGGTTACATGGTGGATTACCTGTTCCCAGTACGCAAAGACATAGATCCTCAACTGTTGTTGCCGCAACGCTGGGGACATAACATAGGAACCAAACGATGAGTTCAATGAATATTGTAGATGACCAACTGGGCAGGATTGCCAGTGGCAATAGATTCTACGCTTACCAACGCAGCCAGTGGCGTTATTACTTGGAAAGTTACTTGGGTGGTGAAGACTACAAGCGTGGGCAACACCTAACACGCTACCAATTAGAAACTGACCAAGAGTACGCTGCCAGACTTAAAAGCACACCCTTAGAGAATCATGTCAGGGGTGTGATTAATGTCTATAACAGTTTTCTCTTTAAGGATTGCCCCGAGCGTGACTTAGGATCATTAGATGGTACACCAGAAGTAGAATCATTCTTAGAAGACTGCGATATGGAAGGCCGAGACTTAGACGGCTTTATGAAGGATGTCAGCACATGGGCTAGCGTCTTTGGCCATGCTTGGATCCTAATGGCCAAACCCAATATTGGGGCTGTTACCCGTGCTGATGAACTTGCCGCTGGTATCCGTCCTTACTTGAACTTGCTGTCACCGTTGAATGTACTAGACTGGCGTTGGGAACGAAGCGACTCAGGTTACTATGACCTACGCTTGTTAAAATACATTGAAGACATCAACGGATCAATCCAAACTATCAAGGTATGGACTCCAGAAACTATTTGTACATATGAAGCCAACTTTGACACACGAGAAATACTCAGCGAGAAGGAAGAGCCTAACTTACTAGGCATGGTGCCTGCTGTATGTGCTTATAATACTCGCAGTGCTGTGCGTGGCATTGGTGTTAGTGACATAGGCGACATTGCTGACTTACAAAAATCAATCTACAACATGCTAAGTGAAGTAGAACAGACTATCCGTATGGACAGCCATCCTAGTTTAGTTAAGACTCCAGAGACATTGGCAAGTGCTGGTGCTGGAAGTATTATTCATATGCCTGAGAACTTGGACAGCGGCTTGAAGCCTTACCTACTTGAATACAATGGTGCAAGTGTAGATGCCATATACAAAGCCATTGAACATGCTGTAAACGCTATTGACAAGTTAGCCAACACAGGCAGTGTTCGTGCTACTGAATCAAAGACCATGAGTGGCATTGCTATGCAAACTGAATTCCAATTGTTAGCGGCCAAACTCAGCGAGAAAGCAGACAACTTAGAACTAGCAGAAGAACAACTGTGGCAACTGTACGCTACTTACCAAGGCACTGAGTGGGATGGTGAAGTGGACTATCCAGATGATTACTCAATACAAGATGAGGCACGCGAATATCAAATGTTACAAACAGCCAAGGCAACGGCCACAGGCCCAGAGGCATTCGCGGTTATAGACCAACTGTTGATTGAATTAGTCAGTGATGATACTGACTTGGAAGGCTTGGTCATGGGACCCTTAGGCAACTACGCTGACAATATTGCACAGCCCGTGACTCTTGAGGCCGCAAGTCAGGCACAAACAGGCTTAGAAACAAACCCGGGAGCGAATCTGGCAACGCCAGTGGCTCGTGTATTACCTGCACGAGCCACTATGAGCCGCACTTACTTTACTCCACAAGGATATTAAAATGGACTCTCTAATACAATTATTATTCACAGCGTTTGCCAATAACTTTGCCTTCTACTTGAAGTCACACCAATTCCACTGGGCTGTGATGGGCAAGGACTTTCCGCAATACCACAAAGTGTTTGAAAAGATATACACTGATGCACAGGAGTCAATTGATGCCTATGCTGAAGAACTACGCAGGCTGGGCCAGTTCCCTCAAGGTGATCTGGCTGACATCATGACTATGAGTCTGATTGCCAGTGCCCCCGCTGATGCTAGCAAGCGTGATCCACAAGAAATGTTCTTGCTGTTGCTCACAGACTTGGAACAGATTGTGGCCACACTGCAAGACACATACGATGCTGGCACTGCTGAAAGAGAATATGGCCTGCAAAACTTCTTGGCAGATAGAATCAGCCAGCACCGTAAGTCACAGTGGATGCTGACTGCTATTGTGACACCCTGTGTGGAATATCAAGCAGAAAATTTAACTTATGCAAGCCACACAATGACCAACCCCGACACTGGCGAAACTGTTGAAATCACCACAGCCGATGAACACCAAGCCGCTATAGACGCTGGCTACACTGAAGACTCGGCACCTTACGCTGAAGG